GGTTGAGGTAGACGGCGGCAGCTGGTCCGAGGAGATCACGCTGTACGACGACATTCTCGACGCGCCGTCACCCCAGCAGGTGCTGTACAACCTGCCTGACCACTTGCGCAGCGCCTTCGCCTGCGCGAGCTACAGCTACGCGCTGACAGTCCACAAGTCTCAGGGCAGCGAGTTTCAAAAAGTATACCTGCAGGGCAACAAGAAGCCGAAAGGCATGGAGGGTATTCGCTGGATCTATACGGCGGTAACTCGCGCTGCCAAAGATCTGGTTTGGGTGGAATGATGCTTAATCCAAAGACAGAAGCACTCGCATTCAGGATCTGGGCGATATGCGACCCACTAGGCTGGGACATCGCGGTATCTGACTGCGCCAAGCAGTCAGGCGAGCGGCTCGCATCTGTGCGCCGCGTCGTGCACCTAAAGGGGTGGACCCACAGGTTCAGGTCTTGTATTAGGTACAACCCCAGAGCCCCGATGATCAGTGGCGCCATGTACAAGATTAGCGAAGAGGATCTGGGAGGCTTACTGAAATGATTACCCTTGGAATTGACTGCGGCCAGACCGGAGGCGTCTCGGTCGTAGAGGACGGGAAGTTTGTACTGGGCACACGAATGCCGATCATACAGCGCGGGAAGTGGAAGCACGTAGACGTGCGCGCCCTGATGCAGTGGCTTAATCGCGTGCCAGTGCCGCAGCGTGATATGACGTTCGTCATCGAAAGCGTCCACGCGATGCCGACGCAGGGTGTGTCCAGCTCGTTCGCCTTCGGGCGGGCAACTGGCGGCGTCGAGGCGTGGGCTATGGCCTACGGCATGCCTGTGGAGTGGGTCAGCCCTGCGAAGTGGAAGAAGGATCTTGGCGTAACCAGCGATAAGCAGAGCAGCCTCGACGCATGTAAGCTGCACTTCGGCGCAAATAAGCTCTGGGACGTCAAAGCTAATGATGGCGTTGCGGAAGCAGCACTTATCGCGCTATGGTGGCAGAGACATATAGTTTGATGGGCAATTTAAGCATGCCAGACACCAAGACAAAGCAGCCAACGGTGACACGCAACGCCAAGGGACAGATCCAGAAAGGGTCTGTCCCCAACCCTAATGGTCGGCCCAAGGGCAAGCCCAACCTCATTACCAGAGATCTGGCGGCGATGATCACGCAGGCGATGTCTCTGGCTGGTGAGAGTGCCAAGGGACTCAAGGATGAGGATGGCGCTCCAGTATTCCCAGAGCTGAATGACGTCGACGCCGGAACCGCGTATCTGTATCAGCAGGCTCGTTTGAACCCAACGCTGTTCATGCCACTGGTCAAGCAGCTGATGCCAACCAAGATCGACGTTGACCTGCAGCTGATGGGCGGTGAGCTGCTCGAGCTGATGACGCAGAGACGAGACCAGCTCGCAGCGATGCGAGACATAACACCAGATGGAGACAGTGATGGCAGATAGACCGTGGGGCGATCCAGAGATCGAGGACATCGAGGACATCGAGGGCATCGAGCCGGAGGGGTATTACGACGACGACGACAATGTTGATCCAGAGGATCTCGATGTTGATCCAGAGGATCTCGATGTTGATCCAGAGGATCTCGATGATGAGTGAGCGTATCAGCAGCAAGGAGCACCGGTGGGCGCCTGCGCCTGCGGGTCAGGGCAGCAAGACCGAGCGGGTCTGCAAAGACTGCGGCGGCCGGCGCAGCGTCATGGGAGACAGCCAGTGCACAGGCGCAGGCCGCGACGTGACCGTCGAGACGACGCATGACTATGATCCCTATGCCTGATCCAGCCGACGCACAGCGGCTACTGGTCGGAGAGATCGCGCAGTTCTACGACGATCCTCTAGGCCACGTGCTGTACAGCTATCCGTGGGGTACGGGGCAGCTGACAGGACGCGCCGGACCTCAGGAGTGGCAGCGCGAGATGCTCGACGACATCGGCAACGAAGTGCGAAAACGCGGCTTCAACGGCGTCGACGCTGTCGAGGCGCTACAGTACAGCACAGCCAGCGGCCACGGCATCGGCAAGTCGGCGATCGTCGCGTGGATCATCCGCTGGATCATGGACACGAGGCCATTCGCCAAGGGCGTGGTCACAGCCAACACAGGGCCGCAGCTGCAGACCAAGACGTGGGCGGAGCTGGCCAAGTGGCACCACATGGCGATCACCAAGCACTGGTGGGAGATCACCAGCGGCAAGGGCTCGATGAGCTATTACCACAAGGAACACAGGGAGCAGTGGCGGTGCGACGCGCAAACAAGCAGGGAAGAGAACTCAGAGGCTTTCGCTGGCCTGCACGCAGCCAACTCTACGCCGTTCTACATATTCGATGAGGCGTCAGGCATACCAAGCAAGATCTACGAGGTCCGAGAGGGCGGGCTGACTGACGGCGAGCCCATGACCTTCGACTTCGGCAACCCGACGCGGAACAGCGGCAGGTTCTTCGAGAACATGGAGGGAAAGTTCAGGCACCGCTTCAACAGGCGCCGCATCGACAGCCGCGACGTGGAGCAGACGAACAAGGAGCTGTTCAAGAAGTGGGCCGATGACTACGGCGAAGACAGCGACTTCTTCAAGGTGCGTGTGCGTGGGCTGTTCCCAGACGCTGGCAGCCTGCAGCTGATCCCAATGAACCTGTACGATGAGAACATCGACCGAGATGTCCACGTCACACCAGCTGATCCACTGGTGATGGGCGTCGATGTGGCGCGCTTTGGTGATGATCGCAGCGTCATATGGTTTAGGCAGGGCAGGGATGCAGAGAGCCAGAACGACTGGGACCGCCAGATCTTTAACCAGATGGACACTATGCAGTTCGCAGCACGCATCGCTGAGCTGGCCAGCCAAAAGATGCCTGACGCAATCTTCATCGATGGAGGAGGCGTCGGCGGTGGCGTGGTCGATCGGTGCAGGCAGCTGGGACTGGAGATCATCGAGGTCAACTTCGGTGGCAAGGCGACGCAAAACGGCATGGCCGACATGCGCAGTCAGATGTGGTACAATCTGAAAGAGGCGCTGAAGGCAGGTGTGCGGCTGCCAGAGATGGACGAGCTGCGCACGGACCTGACCAGCCTCGAGTACGGCTACAACATGCGCAACGACCTGAAGCTCGAGAGCAAGTCCGACGCCAAGAAGCGTGGACTGGCGTCGCCGGATCTGGCCGATGCCCTTGCTTTGACGTACGCTCTGCCCGTATACCCTAATCGTGCTGGCTACGCTGGCCAGCAGTACGCCCACCAAAATATGGACTACGACCCATTTGCGGAGATGTGATATGAAGACCACCATGAAAGCAGAGCGCGTGCTGACCGGCACCGCACCAAAGCGTCGAGTATTCACACGAGAGGAGCAGATCCGTGCAGCACAGACTAAGGCCAAGCCTGAAAGCAAGGAAGTGGATGTCAGCAATGTTAGCCGTGCATCCCGCCACGCCTGATCGTGCGATCGATGAGCTGGACAAGGTCTACTCTCGTCTGATGCTGGGGGACCGAGCTGTCGACGGGAAGCAGGCGAATACCTCGACCACCAAGGCATCCGTATCCACCGTCACACGGCAGCTGAAGCGCAGAAACGCGCGGCTGCTGGCTAAGCAGGCCGCGATCAAGGCGCGTATAGACGAAATCAAACAGATGAGGTAAGGTGCATTAGATGGAAGCACTGGTTGTATTCAGCGGCGAGAACGAGCATTGGCTGGGCAGGACACTGCGCCCTGCCTTTCGTCACGTCTACTGCGTGCTGCCGACGGCTGACGGGTGCAGCACAGAGATCAACCTGACGGTCAACGGCATCATGACCAAGACCTTCTCAGGAGATCCGCGGTCACTCATGACTGACTATCAGGATCTGGATGAGACCAGTGTGGTGGTGCTGGTAGAGTACGACGCATCCGACCGCCACTTGCTACCGTATTCGCTAAACAACTGCGTCGGCCTTACCAAGCAGCTCCTCGGGATTAGGTCATGGGCGCTCACACCCCACCAGCTATTCAAGAACGTATACACGGAAGGTAAGCCCATGCGCATCAATCTCACACTCGCAGGTTTCGGCGGCAGGTCGAGCGGTAAGCCGGCTGCACCACCACCAGTAGCAGCTGCGCCTCCACCACCCGTCGTGGCTGCAGCTCCTGCAGCACCTACGCCAGCGAGGGCTGGTTCGATGCGTACAGGGGCAGAAAACATCAGAAACACGGGCGGCGGGCGAGGTCTGGACGTGAAGTCCACGACCGCACGCGCGCTTAAAGGATTGTTGGGACAGTAGCATGGCAGTCATCAGCCCAGAGAACTCGATGAGCGACAGCCTCGGCAAGCGGGGCCCAGCTCTCAAGCGGTATCGTAAGCTCGAGGACGATCGCTCCAGCTGGCGTTCCCAGTGGCAGGAGATCACCGACTACCTGTTGCCTCGACGTGGGCGTTACCTGACAGAGAGCCAAGGTAACAAGGGCCGCAAGCGCAACACAAAGATCATCGACAACACAGCAGGTCAGGCGCTGCGCACACTGGCAGCCGGAATGATGTCCGGCCTAACCAGTCCAGCCCGTCCTTGGTTCCGCTTTCAGACCCGCGACGACGCGCTCATGGAGCAGGAGGGCGTCAAGAAGTACCTCGGAGAGGTCGAA